GAATTATCACCTTCAGTTAATTCAATTCCTGAACTTTTTGCTTTATTTACAACTCTTCTAATATCATAATATTGACCAACAACAGGAGTCCAACCACTTAAACCACTAACACCAATTGAATTGTTATTTAAATTAACATCAGCAATATCAAATACTTGTTCATTAACTTGGGATCCTCTTTTCAATACAGCAAAAGAATCTCCAACTTTTAAACTTGATTTATCAATTTTACTATCTAAAACAAATCTACCATTATATTCTTTTACCAAATATCTAGAACTTGTATTGTAAATCCAAGAATTGGCAAAAATTTCCTTATAAGTTCGGTTCGATTCTGGATTAACAATTTTTTCTCCAACATTCTTTACATATATCTTTTCACCCTCTCTTACCATATTAACATTAGATACAGGAACAAAACCAGAAATGACACCAGTAATTCTTAATTGAACCTTTTTGGTTAAATTACCATCTTCAAAACCATAGATAACTTCTTGAGATCTAATATCATCTGCAGTTGAAATATTATTATTAATACCAGTACATCCAAAAAATTGGTTTATACTCTTTGAAGTGTAACTAATAATATTATTACCACTAACAACTGTGCCAGTAGTACCAAATCCAACTGTAGAATCTACTGTTATAGTCGAAAATCCTACTGGAGTTGATTCTAATACCTTAGTTTTACCAGGAATAGTAAATACACCTTCAATACCGTCCCTATCACTAAATCCTACAAATAATGAAATTTTATAATATGTCTTTCCTTTTCTGTTTAATATCTCTACTTCAGAAACTGACGCACTAGTACCAGTGTCAGTAGACTTGAATATAGTTTGACCAACTAGTTTTAAGGGATCGTATGCACTTACATTTTCAGCAACTACAACTTCTCTACGAATATATTCTGCAGAAGATGGTTTTATTAATCTTTCTTCTAAATCTGTAACCTTTGGATTAACACCATATAATACTTTAAATAATATTTTAATAGATTCTTCAATACCTTTTGATTGATAAAAGGATCTAGCAAATTTTACAAAATTACCTACATCAATATCAGAATGAAATTCATTATCTTCTAATCCAGGTAGAAATGTTCTTTTTGTTTTCTTATAAAATTCTTGTAAAAATAATACACTAAGGTTAGTAACTGTTGTATCTTCTTTATGTGATGCTGCAGAAGTATCTTCAAATACTAACTTTTGGTTATTAACCTCTATTAAAGATGATGTAACTCCTACATTATATCCAGTTACACCACTAAATCCACGAACACAACCAGTAAAGGAAGTATCAGTTTTACCAGTATATGTAATAATTTCATCACCAATCTTTAAAAGACCATATTCTGAAGGAAATCCTTTTGTTGATGATACACCAATACCAGTTTCTGAAGATGTTATATCTGCAGTTAATATTGTAGAACCAGTAATAACTTCTGGTACTAGATTATCAACTTTAAGATAACGATCTAAATTGGTGGTTAAATCAATAGGACCACCTTGATATTCTTGTGAAATGTAATATTGCTTTAAAAACTCAGCAGCTTTAGGAAAATCAGATACCAAAAACTCAGGTAACTGATTCTCAATAATTCTGTTGACTTCTATTCTTTTTTCAATTTGCGACATATTTTATATCCTCTCTAGCACTCCATTTGAGTAACTTGATGTGTAGTAATCTCTTGCAAATACAACGCCTGATACATCTTCTCCAGAAGCAATTACGTCTCTTACCATATTTATCGTAGTATTTGAAACGTCAAATGAAAGATATAAATCTTTGAATCCAATGACATCATTTGATTCTGGGAATGCCTGAATCTCAATAATATTATTTGCTGCTACTGTTGATGTAATATTAATTGTATGTAATATTATTTCACCTTTTTTATAATCAACAGTTCCAACTTCCTTTTGAATAACATTCTGTTCATTCCTCTCATTAGTACTTACAACACTTAATGTACCCATATTAGTACCATCTAATGAACCATCTGCTTTTTTATTTGGAACATCTGTAATATAGACTGTTTTACTTGATCCAGAAATAGTAAATCCAGTACTTTTAATATTAAATCCTTCAGGATTGACGTGAAAACGATTACCAAAACATAACTCATATTGTGCAAATGTATCTAAAGATGCCTTTAAGTCCCTTCTTATTATTACTTTCGTAATATTTGAAGTAATACCTTCGTGAACTCTGTCAATTAATTGGTTGATTTTACTATACTTAAACCTACCACCAAACTTATTCATCTCTACATTATTTGAATATTTTGTCAAACTATCAGTTATAAGTGATTTTAAATTTAAATGATCAGCAACCTTTGCAGAATCATAGTAAACTGTTGAATGAAGTTCCACATATATGACTTTAAGATCAATTATGTCAGAATTAATACCAGCGATAGCGTAACTCTTTAATTTACTTTTAATATTTTGTTTATCAAAATCAGAAACATATGTTCCATTTTTTGGTTTAATACTGATCTGAACTTTACCAAATTGGGGTGGATCTAACTCTTCTCCACCTATAACAGCAACAGATTCAGTTTTAGGATAGATTGAAGATATTATTGCTTCATAATCCCTTGATGTAACCGCCCTGTATTGTGCTGAGTAAAGTCTAGGTGCAAAATACTTAATAGAAGACACATTCTCTGCTTCACCACCATTAGAAGCGGAATTAACGGTAGTTAATACTACACTATCATTTGGAGTAATTAGAACTCCATTATGATCCATAAATGTTCCTTGGAAGGAGAAGTTAGCAGGACCATTTCCATCTTGACCATCCGTTATAATGTATGAAACAGTGATTATATCACCATCAGTTAATTGTTTTCCAAATAATCCATCACCAAATAATAGTTCATATTTCTCATCTTGAACTTCTTGAAGTAAATATATTTCAGAATTCTTATTTAAAGACAAAATATTGTCAACAGCATTATATGATCTACCAACTGTACCTGGTGCACCAATTCTAACTCTAATTGTAGTAGTATCAATGTTAGAATTATCTAAAATAAACCTTTGTTGAGTTGTTTTTGGTGATATAACACCAAATCTTGAAGTTAAAAATGTACCTTCATATACATCTATCTCATCAAATACGTACTTCCCATTAGCATCTTTACGTGTTGAGGTAATTTCTTCAGGAAGAGAGAATCTATAAGTTGTATTATTTGATGTACCAACACAAATTAAGCCTGGTCTGAGTTTTATATAAGGAATATCAGTAGGATCTGCAAGTTCAACGGGTTCAATTTGTATTCTAGCAACTGCTGCAGTCTTAGAACGGGGTACATAACCTATATTTCGTGCCAAAGAAACCACATTTTCCCTTACAGTTGCTGAATCTAGGAAGGATTCATTAACAACTAGGTTCGCATTAAAGGCATTAATGTAGGTATTATATGCTAAAGTATCAATTAAGACAGAAAAGTTAGAACCTTCAAAGTCAAAATCAGTAAAATTTGAGTTTGATCGAAGATGATCTTTTATTTGAACTTTAATTTGATCAAAATCTAAGTTTGTAAACTGTGTAAAGGGCATATTACCTAGTGGGTTCTACTATGAATGAAAATGATTGTGTAGGAACGTCTAATCCAACGATATCAAAGAATATTACAATCTCTATAGCATTTAAATCAGGTTTACCATTCACTTCTAGATTAATATTATTCACTCTTGGTTCATAATTATTAATACTAGTTCTGATTTGGTCAGTAAGAACAGTAACAGTTGAGTTTGTAAAGTTCTCAAATAGACTATCACGTACATCAGTACCAAAAAGGGAGTCAAAATACTTCTCAGTTGGTATTGTTTCGACAATATTACGCACAGAACGTGTAATTGCCCTTTCATTCAATAGAACTGGAAGGTCATTTGTGACTGGATGAGGCAAAAAAGACAAACTTATATCCTTAAAACCCCTTGATGTGCGTTTAATCGCCATATTATATACATTTTTATATGTTTATTTATAGCGTTTCTTAACAATTTTATTTTTCCCATTAAAAAAGCACCCCGAAGGGTGCAAATTCGTTTATCTACCCTGCCCTCTATACCTTTTACGAGCCGAGTTACGAGGGGTTGGTGCATACTTCGTATGTTTGCCCCTTCCTTGACGAGTCTTTTTCGGGCGTGACTCAACATAAGTACCGCCACCTATTCCGACCTTTACTTTAACTGCCATTTAATCCTCCATAATTTCGTAAGTAATCTCATCAGGGTGTGGAGTACCATTCTGATAATACTCCACTGCTAAGTCCTCCATAATACTGAAATACTCAACTTGCCCTAAGTCTTCAAATATAACCTTACCATTCTGTAATATGTTATATCTGCTAGCCATTCTATATGATCCTTGTCTTCTCGTGACCAACTCTGACTCGTGGATCGCACCAGATTTCAAAGCCTGCTTCTTTAGCATCCAAGCAGAAAGAAACATCTTCTCCGCACATATCCTGAACCTCACCCGATTCAAATACCTGCATCTTTGGAGCAAACCAAGGATAAGGTAGACCTTCGTGTTCAAATACACCGTTCTTGATTAATAACCAACCAAACCCAGTATAATCAACAGTGAAAGGTTTCTTTCTCTTACTGATACTATCAATAGTTTCGTGATTCATCACACCACCATTTGTTCTGAAGTCATCTTCATCTAACCAGTGTGCAACTGAAGTAGTCTTACCATCTTCAGTACAATACCATCCACCAGCAATATCCTTATCCATTAGAACCAACTGATAAAATTTCTCAGTATTGAATACAATATCAGAATCTATCCATAGTTGCCAGTCATACTTTAGATTACCATCCCAAGGTTTCTGATCTGGTCCACGTAAGACATTAGCACCTAGACACTTGCATCTTGCGAAGTTGACCATTGACGAATAATCTTGACTAATTTGGATGGCAGCTCCATTTTGGACAAGATCAAAGCATAACTGTACAAAACTCTTTAAAAACTGATACGAAACACCACGACCTGGTAAACAGAATACTACTGTCTTACCTTTGACCATCTCTCTTGCTTTCGCAAAATCCCATTCTGGTTCTTTTTTGGGTTTTGCAGCAATCGGAGATTTCGCTTTAACTGTAAATCCTTTTGCCATAATATGTTGTAATTACCTTCATATCATACATCAATATAGTTATAATGTCAATATGATGCGTCAATATATTGTTCATTGGGGATATCCGTAACCTCTGTATATGTTATCTCTTCTTTATAGTATGATCTGTATAATCTTCCCCATATAACATCAAACTCCTCCTCATTCAAATCCTTAAACAAACAACGATCATTTAAGTATATGTGAAAAGTACTCATTCTACCTCTTCAATACAAATAATATCTGAATCTTGAATCCATTGTAACTCCGTACCTTCATACCATCCCATATCATTTAATAACCATTCAGGTATTGTTAACTTATACTCGTCTGTTACTGGATCAATCTCTATGGGGCAAATATTTTGCTCGGAATTTTTTCTCATGCCAATGGATTTCCTTTTTGCATTATATAGCACTTGCGAATCTTTCGCAACTATGATCCTGTGAGCGTTTTTTAATCTGCGAAAAAAAATCTGTACCCCTATTGTAAATCTTTCTTGTTTTATATTGAGAGGTCGATCTGGGTCGTTTATAGCTTAATGGTACCTTTCGTTTTTTAACGCCCCATCGGGGGGATCGCCGCACCCCCCAAACACTGCAAAAACACGAACCCATTGGCGTAGTGTGAAATACGTCTACCCTTAAGTAGACGTATCACTGACTAACGACTACCAGTTGCACAACCACATAATGCCGTTGTCCTCGTCAAAGTCAAAGTCAAATCTAAGTGCAGAGTCCCACGTTCTGTCGTAGTCTATCGCTAACCAACTGGGCACATCGTGACCAACTTGGTCCATGTAATCGTCTACGAATTCCTCAATGCTTTCAAAGTGTCCATAAAAAGCATCGCCTACATGCTCAACGTCGTCGATATCCCATATCTCTATGAAAGCATCGACAACGTGAAGAGTCCACTCGTCACACGCTTCAGTATATGCTTTGAAGTTAACTAACTCCTCAACACCAAAGCGAATATCATCGACGTATGCCTCAATATCGTCTCTGATTGTTTCGCCGTCAATTAGCATTTCGACTACTTCTTCAATCTCTGACTCGTATTGGTCGGGGTCTTCTCCGTACTCGTCAACCAATTCAGTTAACCAAGTAGTGTTTTCAATTCTGGAGATTGTCTCCTCATTCTCCTTACCTAATGTTGTGATGCGATAAGGAAGCATTTTATGCTCTTCAAGTGTGAGAGGATCACCGTTAAAGAATGATTTTAATCCGAGAGTTGTTTGAGTCATTGGGAGAAATGTTGTTTGACTTGATTTAATAATACCATATAAGGGGCATTTGTATTGCCCCAAATATTAAGAAATTATATAAAATAACAATCATCATAAGTCTGTATTTCTTCTATTAGTGCCTCAACTTCATTATATGTTAAATTCTCTTTTATATCCTGCCATCTGCTGGTAGGATCGTTAGGACTGGTGAAAACTTTTCCATCGCTATTCATTAAGGCGACGCTGAAAAGTTCCATATCACCGCCGTTAACTTCTGTATGTTGAGCAACTGAGGCAACCCAATCATTGTCAAAGTGAAACCTTTTAATCGCTCCGTGGCGGTTATCTTCTGAAGATGTAGGAAGGGTTATGTACTCTTCTTTATTGATTAGAATTGTATTAAGTGGGTAAAACATTGGGAGAATTGTTTAACTATTGATAATATACCATAGGATTTTGAAACTTGTATATGCCACTTGTGACAGTTCATAGAGTGGCACAAGGTCTATATCATAAATGGAAAAAATGCTTTAGACTGAAGGTAGACTCTATTTTAAAAATGAGAACATAAAAAAAGACAGGCATCTCTGCCTGTCCCTAATCGCTCCCAAGATTAGTGTTTGTCTGATATGTTCCAGGATCCTGTAGGGTGAGATTTAAACTCCCAGTTTTGCTCCTGGAGACTGCGTAATGCTGCCATGACTGCTGCGTCTTTGGTCGCTGCCTCATTCATTAGCACATTGCCGCCGAACATTGGTTTTAGGTTTTTGTCGTACATTTTGAGAAAAGAAGGGAAGTAGTTGGAATCTTCCCTTATTCCTTAATCATACATCAACCCGTGTCAATGTCTCATCTTTGAAACATTTATTAACAAATGCTCCAACTGACTCAGCGTCCTTTACGTTCTGTATGAAGTCTATTGGATCACCTGCGACTTCATAAGTGTAGGTCTTACCAGTCTTAGTGGTTAGGTCAATATGCTTTGATAGTGATCCGTTAGACCTAATGCTGCTGATCCAAGAAGAGTTTTTAATGTCCATTTTAGGAAGTTGTGTGAACTGATCTAATAATACATCGGATTTTATAACCTGCCCATAGCTCTTGTGACAGTTAAAAAAGTGGCACAAGCAAACCCTATTTTAATTTAAAATGCTTTAGACTGAAGATAGAACCTTTTTTTAAAAAAATAAAAACAAAAAAATACGTCTACTTTTGGTAGACGTATTTGAAAGAGGAATTATATTCCTCTTAATATGTTCATAAGGCGTTGTCTCTTTCCTTCTACATTGTAGAAATATAAGAAACCTTTGTTGCCACCTTGAGGAACTTCTCTCACTTGCCCTTCTCTTACAAGTTGCTTAAGTATCCATCTATGACCGCCTTTGTTGTGGTTATAATAGTCAAAGGTTGGGTGGGTTGCGTTGATGACCTCTGTTAGTGTCATTCCTTCGCTTTCTTTCTTAAGTGCTTTAAGAACTGTTCTGTCTGTTGGAAAGTTTTGCATTG